TGAACAGCCTTGAGGTCTTGGGCGAGTTCGGTGGTGTATTCTGCCTTCAAAGCACGGCTACGAGCTTCGACTGCGAGACGTTCGATGGTGAATGACATTTCTTGGAAAGGTCTATTAGTTGCATTTCCGAGGTTTTCTGCCTCAGAAGTCAACATGCCACGGAAAGCGTTCCACGAACGAGCAGCGGTTGCACCATTGAAAGAGTCGTTACCCGCATCCATATCACGAACTTCGAATGGACTGAGGTTTTGGCTTTCGAGGGTAGCAGCACCGGTAATACCACCGATACCAGTCTTGCCGTAGGTATTACCACGACCAGAGAATGCTGGATATGGAGCTTGGAAGAGAGCTTCGTTGACGTTGCGAGTGGTGGCAACGCCATCGGTTCCAAAGCTGGTGCTAGCCTTGAAGTCGCTCTGAGTGCCGTAACGTGAACGCATCGCGAAGATGAGTCCGGTCGGGGCAGTCATTGGCTGAACGCCAGCAATATCATAGGCAATTAGGTTAGGCATTGCACGACGAACGAGGCTGATGAGCACAGGGCTGTAACCAGCGAGAGCGTTGTTAGCTGAGCCAACTTGCGGATTGAGGAAAGCGCCACCCATTTCATTGCCATATTCGGCAAGGAATTGTTCTTTGAGAGCCTTTTCTTGGTTCTCAAGAAGAACTGCGGTGCAACGCTTACGGTGGTAATCGCCGATGTTTGGGAGTGCTTCGTGTTCAAGCACGGGCTCCCACTTCTCAACGAGGGTATCGTACGGTGTAGTATCTGCAAAGTCCATCTTTTTTCTCCTTTTGTATTAAGTTAGACTTATTTTTTTGCTTGTCTGCTAATGACATTTAGGTAAGTACCCATGGTGTCATTTGACTGTGAAATTCTTTGATCGGTTGATTCTTGAAGAGAGTGAACAACTTCTCTCGATTCAATCATTGGAACTTGACGGAAATAGCTATCTTTGAGAATCGCCAATTTTTCTGCATATTGTTCAATGCTGTCGTATTGAAGACTCTCTGCGAGCGAAGCAAGTTTTTCAACTTGGGTGTCGGTAAGATCTTCGGCAATCTTCATGAACACAAGACCGGCTTGTTGTTCAATAAGAGCTTTACGAAGAGCGATATTTTCCTCAATGGTTTCGTTGAGTTCTTTTTCAAGAGCGTCATTGCTATTGTTTATGCTTTCTAGAACGTCAACTTTTCCTTCGGGAACAGAAACGTAATGGGATTCAAACAGTTCTTTCAATCCACCGAGGAAGGATTCTGCAATATCCATTCTGATTCCTTCTTCGAGAGCCAGTTTGTTCTCGCCCATCCATTCTTCGATGACATAATTCAAATAATCGTCTAGTTTTGAGGCAAGACCTTCAGAAACAGTTTGAACTTGTTCGGCTAGAGCAGCATTGGCTTGTTGAGCCAAAGCGTTTGCAATGAAATTGACTCTTTCATTGACAGCGGCTTCAAACACAACTTTCATTTTTTCTTTGAACTCTTCGGTTAGACCTTCACCATCAAAGATGGCATCAAAATCAAAACCTTCAGATGCGTAAGCAGGTGCTCCGGATGCTGCTGCAGCTTGTCCTTGACCTTGCTCTTCATCCTTTCTTTTCTTAGCAGCTTGTGCTGCCATAGCAGCCATGCCTGCTGAATTCACGACCGCCATTGGAGCTGGTCTTGAATTTGGTGCGAGTGAAGCCATGTTCATTTGGGCTACGCCGGGCGCAGCAACTGGTTTACTGAACATCGAACCTCTACCAGAGTAGTCAGAGTCTCCTCTGCCTGAGTAATCTTGAACGTCTTGTTGAACGATATTATCCATTTTTAGTCCTCTTTTAATGGTCAATTTTTATTTATACAAAAGTTATTTTCTACCCTTTGAAAGTCTATTCATAAAATCGGTAAAAATATTAACAGCTGTTTCCTGTAATTCGCGACTTGGGGTGCTTTTGATCATATTTCTGTAGTTTTCTAGGACTTCTTGCTTCAGGACACCATTTTCCCAAACCCATTCTACGCCTTCCATTATGCCGTTTACAAAGGCATTTGGAGCGGACGGATCTGCAACGATGTCAACTGCTGAAAGCATGAAATCTTTTTGAACTTCTTTATATCCGCGGTTTTCTTTCAGGCTACCCATACCACGGGATGAAACTCCGAGTTTTACACCAGATTCAATCAAGCTTTGGGCTATTTGACCGCAAGGAGTTTCGAGAAGTTTGGCTTTGCCGAAAACATCTTTTCCTTCCATTCTGAGGTCGGTGATTAGATGGGATACCTTATCGAGATTGACGGTAGGACCTGATGGATGGTTTAATTCTCCAAGGGCTCTTCTTTCCATCACATATTTTTTATTGTATCGATCGACTTCACCTTCTAGAATTTGTCTGGGGTAAACTCTGCCATTACGGTTGACTGTATCGGATTGCATGAAAACGCCTTCAATGGCGAACTTCTTTTTTCCGTTTTCGGTTCCCTCTACGATGTAGGAAACCTCTTCATTCATTTCCGTAATTAACTTCATTTTTTCTTGCCTTTATTGTGAGAGTTTATATCGAAGTGAAAAGTTTTTCCGCCTTTTTTCATTGTCTTTTCTTCTTCATCTTCCTCTTCCTCTTCCTCCTCATCGTCTTCCTCTTCCTCATCATCCTCCTCATCTTCCTCGTCCTCGTCCTCGTCTTCCTCCTCTTCTTCATCCTCCTCTTCTTCATCCTTCTTTTTTGCTTCTAGAATAGAGACAATGTGTGAGGCTGCAATACCTATTTCTTCTTCAGTCAATTCAGTTCCGAGTTTTTCTTCTGTTTCAGAGATAACCGAGGTAATATAGTCTTCCAAAGTCGTATCTTCGGTTAGTTTGTCGGCATTAAAGACTTCGGCAACAACATCAACCGTTCTTTCTTTAATTGCTTCTGATAGGAGGGAATAAAGCATTTCATTCAATTCTGAACGAAATTGAACATGGTTTTCGGTTGCAGCCAGCTTAATAAGGTTTAAACTACTCATCTTTGAGTCCTTTCGGTGTATTTCTTGGAAAATTGCAATATTTTATTATATTCTGAAAAATTCTCAGACATCAATTTTCTCATCTTATCCTGATTAATTCTATTTAGTGAATCATGAAGATTTATGAGACATTTTGAATCGTCCTGAGTTATGGCCACGCTTTCACCAGTTAAAAATCGGTGAATTATGGTTTTTTCATCTTTTATCGATTCTTGAAGAGATGCTATTAGAGAATTTATGGGTTTGTTTTCTATTTTTATTATTTCTTCTTGAACTGGGGTTAAAGTATCTTCCGAATCATCAATCTTTTCAAGATATAAATTTTCACATACACTAGCATATTTTTCAGCCATCAATTGGTGTAAACGATCGCTTAACTCTTCTTTGAGAGAAGAAACAAATAATGACTCTTTTCCAGTCGTTATTTCATTGATTATTTTACCCAAGTTTATTCCCATTTACTTTTGTCCTTGCTGACCCTTCTGTCCTTGCTGACCTTGTTCTTCAGGTGGTGCCATTTGTTGCTGCATCATCTGTTGTTGCATCATTTGTTCTTGTCTGATGGCCAATTCTTGTTCCATTTCAGCATTCATTCTAACTATGTCCTGATCGTCTTGTTTCAACAAAGTCTTTCTGATGTATTCCTCGGAGAAATACTTTCCTACCATTGGATCTACTGTTGAAAGAATTTCCATTCTCTCTCTTAGAATTTCAGCTTCCTTCAATTCATCAAAATAAGAGTCACGATTATAAACAAATGCAATGTTTTGATTGATGTCTTCCCAATCCCTATCACTTATGATTCCCTTGAGAAGTAGTTGAGTTCTCAAAAGATTTGCAAATAATGCAGAAAATCTATTTCTTAATCTATCTATGAACTTATAAAACTTTACTTCATCGCGAGTTATCTCGGCTGCTCTTCCCATATTGAACCCTGTTTCAGGTAACATGCGAGATAGAGGAACATTAAGTGCTTGCCATAGTTTTCTCTGGAAGTATTCAACATCGGTCATTTCACCGAGATTTGCACCAGAATCTAGGGTACTAATTTCAGTTCCACGACCGCCTTCGCGTCTAGGCATCCAGAAATCTTCCAACATTGATTGGAAATTTCGGTCATCTTTGATTGAACCTGATGCCGGATCATAAACAATTTTATTACGATAGCGGTTCATGATGTCACGAACGTATTGCTCTGCCTTTTGCTTTGGAAGATTACCAACGTCCACATAAAATACCCTACGCTCAGGGGCTCTGGCTATACGGTAAATAACCACCGAGTCCTCTATTTGTCTGAGCATGTTCAGTGGGCGAATTACTTTTTGCAGATAACCAACCACTCGGCGAGTGGATGCGTCTATGATTCCAGAGTGAACATAGCAAATGCTGTCTGTTGAAAATTTAACACCGGTTGGGGAGGTCGGAATCATAGCCTCTCTGTCCGTATCGGTGTAAATGTAAAATTCTTCTACCTTTTTCACAACGGGTAGAATCATGTTAACATTTGGATCTACTCTTTTTCTTTCCTTTTCAACTTTTCTTACCTTTTTAATCTTTATAGGATCAATAGGAATAAGGTCTAATATACCGAGTTGGGGATTATTGTTGTCTATTTGAATAAAATAATATAGTTTGCTGTCAATATACCATTTACGGAATATGTCGTATCCTCTATTATTGAAATCTAAAAGATTTAACAGGTGGTTAAATTCGTTTTGAATTTTTCCCTTGATAACATCTGACAATGGAACATTGTCCAAATTCAACCTTACAGGTCTTTTTTGCGTTCCCGGGACAATCGCATCATTTGTTATGTCATCGATGGCCTTATCGACCTCAGAATAAATTGACATGGATCTATATTGTTGAATAAGAGCGTTTTCGTCTCTTACTGCACCCGAAAAGTCAACAAGAGTTCCTTGGACTCCACCCGTTTCTACAACATAAGCTCCATCGTACTTGTCACCAGATACAACTTGTGGTTGTGGCGGAAGGGTATCCGGCGTACCATCTGCACGTTTTCTTCCGATAGAAAATCCAAAAATTTCAAGAGGCATAGTTTATAACTCCAATTATTGTAGTACGTCAAACCAAGAATAATCTAATGTTACTGAAAAGGTAGTCAAAGTTTCATTTTCATCCAGTGTCAATTCAATTGGCCCAACTTCAGAGGGCCAGCAATATTTAAGTTGTATTTTTTTTACTGGATTTCCATTTATGTCAAGATGCTCCACAGTCCAATCTTTCATTTTATCTGTCATGTCTGGATTGGTTGTTTGGCTAATGTTTCCTGTATGAGTATTGAATAATTGAGACCAATTATGAAATTGTCTCCAAAGACCAGTAGAATTATTTCCTGTGATATCATCCAAAACTGATATTTGCCAAGCAGGATATGACCTATTGCCGGGCATCTTGAAAGATCTTCCTCTATAAGGAACCAAAATTGGCGTTATTGAAGAAGAAGGAAGTGATGTTGATTTCACATGAAAGGTTAAAGTGGGTGTGTTGTTTCCAACCGATCCAGAAACTCTGAATCTGTTGTTTCTTAGACCACCGTTGAAATTTGAGATAAATCCAGAAATTGTTTGAGGATTTGTTGCCATCTAGTTACCTTATGTATTGAGGTTTGTGAATCTCAAGTTTATGGTCATGATAGGAATAGCTGAAGTTATAGTGACATCCGCAACGAATTTATTTTGTGCAATTATGTCCGGGGTATTATTACTTTCATCACAAACTACTGTAAAATCTGTCAAACCACCAGAAGCCAAAGCTTCATCTAAAATTGGCTCTACGTTGTTTGTAAATGACAATCTTGTCAATTCATTATTAAATTCAAACAAATATCTCTTTGCAATGGGTCCTATATTTTTAATTAAGTAAATTAAAAGACGAGATACGTTTATAAACCTATAAGGATTTGATGTATCTTGGAGGAGAGTCTTATCAGAGAAAAGGAAACTTCCTTGCCCACTTACAGTGATGAAGAAATTTACATTCTGAGAAGTAAGATAAGTCTGAGCTGATTCGCTGGGTTCAGTTTCGAGGCGAATAGAATTTAGTACCTTTCCTCTATTGAATCCGGCAGGTGAATACCAAGGATAAAAATCTCTATCTGTTCTTATCAAACAACCTGCAGCATCTGCGACGAGGGGACTGGTCACGGTATTCAAATTTTGGTTTAGTCCAAAATGCAGTTTATTCCCATAAACAGCCATTCCATATTGACCCAAACTCAGCCCTCTGGGGGTA